ATAATAGACTCTATCTGTTTGTACAAGTCATCAATAGATCCGTCATTACTCACAGTAAAATCTGTTTTGTAGCCAACCCAAGCAGTTTCACTATCGTGGATCTTTAGTTTTTCCATTTTTGCCACACTCAATGCCCACGATGTATTCGCAACAGGGCCTCGGTTTACACTGGCAGCGGCTTCAAACCAAGCAGGATCATCGCCTCGTTTGATACGAACAACAATGCCACCTGCATCATGAATGGCTTTGATTTCGTTGGGGAAACGCACATCACTGATAACAATGTTGTCAGCAGTTTTACGCATCTTGTTCTCTACACTAGCGATCCAAATATCATCATGGAACCCGTTGCGGCAAACTTCGGTTCCCCAATATTGTAAAACCCAGCGAGGTGTTAATTCAGGCATGTCGAGTCGTTTAGCCCACCAAGGATCCACTTGTTCTCGCCATTCACGGGCTTCTTTTGTGCGGCCTTCTAATAGTGTTCTATCCCAGCCAAATACTGCGGCTACAGCATCTTTAAGTGTGTTGGCAAAACTGTCTCTTCTAAAACCATGCGAATTAACTAAAAAGTCTGCGGCAGTATCTTTGCCAGAACCAATCAAACCCACGAAGCCAATAATCATACAATATCTCCAACGATATTATAAGTTTATAACAACTTTATTACAAGGTCAAGAATTATTTTTAGCCAGTTACCCAAGTTAATGGAGTAGAACCTTCTTTGTAGTTGATTAGGTCTTGTTCTAACTGATCCATTTCAGCTTTGCCCTCGGCCTTAAGTTGCGATCCGTTTAATCCACTGCTACCCTGTGGTCCTGCAATGGCTGGGAATTTTTCACGAGCTTGACCTAACATTACTTTGGCATTAGCTAGGGAGTAGTCTTTTAACCACTGTCCTGCATACATGTCAGCAAACAAGTTAAAATCTGGACGATAGTTGTACATCCAAACTAAAACTTGTTCAGGGGCAAAAGGTCGTTGTGAAACCGTTAAAGTATGATTAGTTTGATTGTAACTGAAGTTAATATCGCTACCAAACATTTTACCCACTTGTTTTTGATACGATGCAAAAGAATAGTATGTAGCTAACCCGCCCATGTTAGTGCTGGCCAGCAAATAGGTATTAGAATATGCTAGGTTGAACGGTTCAAACAAACTTCCACCGTCTCCACCACCAGTGCGTGATCCAATACTACGTCTAAAAAGTTGACGAATACTGATAACTTCTTTAGGCATCACATATTCGTTGGTATCGACTACTAGATCCAAGAATCCAAAACTTTCTTCAACAGCGTTACTACTACGCTGGCGATATTTGGCCAAGGCACGATCGATGGCTTGATTATAATGGATAGGATCTAATTCCACATCGACCATTGATCCTCCAAGAAAGGCATATATATAGTCAACTACGTCTTGGCGGCTTTTTTCAGTTTCGTTCATAATAATATTTAGCATAAATAGGTATATGCCAAGATTGTCACTATACCGTCCGGAAAAGGGCAATGATTTCAAGTTCATAGACCGTGTTGTAAATGAACGCTTTCAAGTGGGCGGAACTGATGTTCTTATTCACAAGTACCTAGGACCAACAAGTCCTAACGCTACTGACGGGGTTACTCCAACTACACCCGATAACAGTACAAATCCTACTCCGGAGTTAGGCATACAAGATGTATTATTCATGGAAAACCGTGATAGAAACTATGAACCAGATGTCTATGTTATTCGCGGTATCTATACCATGCAGGATTTAGATTTTAATTTAAGTCAGTTTGGTATGTTTTTGACCAATGATACAGTTATGATGCATTTTCATTTGCGTGGTCATGTAGATGCATTGGGGCGTAAGATTATGCCAGGGGATGTTATAGAACTTCCTCATCTAAAAGATGAATATGCTATAGACAATAACTTTGTAGCATTAAAAAGATTTTATGTAGTGCAGGATGTTAGTCGTCCTACCAACGGATTCAGTGTCACATGGTACCCTCACCTAGTTCGTGCCAAATGTGTACCGTTGGTCGATAGTCAAGAATTTAATCAAATACTTGGACAAGATAGTGGTAATGGTGATGGTAGTACATTACGAGACATTATGAGTACATACAATCAAAGTATACAAATCAATGATCAAATTGTCGAACAAGCCATGGCAGATTCTCCAGTTGCAGGTTATGATACTTCGGCGTTTTATATTATCCCTACTAGAGAGTCGGGACTTGTTGATTATGCAGATACCAGTGATACATTAGATGATGCCAGCATTGATCAACAAGTATTAGATGCCAGCATGGTATTACATACTCCTAGAAAAAATCTATATGTTGGATATTTGACAGGCAATGGTATGCCTCCTAATGGAGCACCATTCAGCCAAGGTGTTATATTCCCTTACAAGCCAGCACAGGGTGCGTTCTTTTTGAGAACAGATTATCAACCCAACGCTCTTTATAGATACGACGGAACAAACTGGATATTGTTTGAAAAAAATGTTCAAATGACCATGAACGAGTTTGGACAGCAAGATACAACCTCTGGCAGATTTGCTGGTGCAGCAACTAGACAAACTCAGAAAACTGGATTTATTAACAATACCAATACGGCTACTATTAACGGATCAGTTGTTCAAGAACGCCAGGCATTGAGCAAGGCACTAAAACCAAAAGCGGATAATTAAAAATGTATATCTATAAGTTTATACAGAAAAGGCGAGTAATCGCAAATCAGGAGGGTAAGTAGTGGATTTTTTTATGATGGGCAGATAAGACGATATCTTACACAGTTCATGCGGGCATTTAGTAACTTTGCCTATCAGGACGGCACAGGTACCTTGCATCAGGTTCCCGTTATCTATGGTGATCCTAATCGCCAAGCAGCACAGATGTTGAAGAAAAACTCCGAAAATACAATACCTTCGGCACCTTTCATTGCCTGCTATATCAAGGGTTTAGAATACGATCAAACAAGACTACAAGATCCTACATTTGTTAGCAAGTTACAAATACGAGATAGGGCGGTAGATCCTGTTACGGGCCAGCTATTAAATACACAAGGCAGTGGATACACAGTCGAACGCATTATGCCCTGTCCCTACAAACTAACACTGGCAGCAGATATATGGGCAACAAACACCGAACAAAAACTGCAAATCCTTGAACAGATTACTGTATTGTTTAATCCTAGTCTTGAAATACAAACCACAGATAACTATGTTGATTGGACTAGTTTAACTGTTTTACAACTACAGCAATCAGTTTGGTCTAACAGACAAATACCTCAGGGTACAAATCAAGATATCGATATTGCCAACTTGACTTTTGTCACTCCTATATGGATCACTCCTCCTGCCAAGGTTAAAAAACTAGGTATCATTACCAAGATTATCAGTAACATATTTGCCGATGCCCCGGGCACTATTGCAGATAACTACAACAATCTAGATGCTGTATACCCTACACTGGGCAATCAAGTAGGCACAGTAGTTACCACACCGGGTAACTTTGAACTTTTGGTATTAGATGGCGTTGCAACATTGTTAGTTAATGAAGAATCTATAGCAGCATCAGGTGGTAATGTGGGTCGTGGTGCTAGTTGGTATTCTTTACTCGACTTGTATCCTGGGCAGTTTACCGCTAATCTAAGTCAAATAAGACTAACAACACCTGCTGGCAATCAAATCGTGGCCTATATAAGTCTGAATCCCAACGACGATACACAAATGATACTGTCTTATGACATGGATACTAAGCCTAGCAATACCACTATTACCACCGCAGTAGATAGTAGAGGTACAATAGATGCTATCATTAATCCAGAAACTTATGTACCGACGTATCCTGCACGAGGTGTTCGTTATTTGATATTAGAAGGAATCAACGAAGTTCCTGAGTTTGGTACCATGGGCTATACAGGGCCTAAGGCTTGGAAAAATGCCGATCACAGTGATTTCCAAGCCGCTGCTAACGATATTATTCAATGGGACGGAAGCCGTTGGAATGTTATTTTCAATAGTCAAACTACCACAGCCGTTTATTATATAACTAATTCATATACAGGAATACAGTACATATGGGAGAACGGAGAATGGAGCAAGAGTTTCGAAGGAATTTACAGACCTCAGGACTGGAGCCTAGTGCTGTAAATCAAATCGTATGTAGTGGCGGTTTGTTTTTAGCCAAAGATACTCGACGATTTTTATTCCTACTACGCACACAAGGCAAGACTGCTGGCACTTGGGGATTAGTGGGCGGTAAGAAAGAACCCACAGATGCTACACCCTACGAAGCATTGAATAGAGAAATTCAAGAAGAAATAGGAAAGTCTCCTACAATCAAAAAGACTATTCCTTTAGAACTGTTTACCAGTAATGATCAAAACTTTCAATACAACACCTATGTGTTGATTGTAGATCGAGAGTTTATTCCTACCTTAAACGAAGAACATTCAGGATACGCTTGGTGTAGTTTTGATAACTGGCCAAAGCCACTACACCAAGGTGTTAAAAATAGTTTCAGTAATCGAGCAGTTCGTGCCAAGTTAGAACTGCTGCTAGATTTACTGGATTAGTTCAGGACCAAATGCCCATGTGCCTAAGTGGCGCATTTCCATACTGAGTTGTGTATCTACTTTAACAGTATATCCTGCCTGTGCCATTTTTTGGCAAAAGATCATGTCCTCACCTAGGTGATCATTGCTTTCAGGCGTCCAACCAAACTCAAACCAAGGTTGAGCAATCTTGGAAAGAATAGCAGTTTTGACTAACATACATCCCATACCAATACCCTCGACAGACGCTAGTTCATCTTGAGGTTCAAATGGTAAGGGATTTTGCCAATCGCCGATAGTTTCATAGGCAACACCTTTAGCGGGCAGTTGTCTACGGATATAGTTAGCGGCTACAACTGG